TTGATGCTCTCCTTGCTTAAAAATGAGGACTTGAAAGGCGCAAATGCCACTCAAGTGCTGAATGGAGTAACCAAAGTTCGTGCCAGCTTTTATCAAGTCATTTAAAAACAAGGCGTTACGCGAAGTAAGGAATTTTACTGGTTATTTTTTAAACAAAAACCTTTAAAAAGTGCGCAAGAAGTTGCGCAGTACTGTGCAACTTCTTGCGCACTCGTCTACAGCTCACGGTTTATATGCACCGTGGCCATGTATCCACACAGTTATCCACATTTGAGTGCGCAACTTCTTGCGCAGTTGCGAAAAATGGGAAACTTCAGAACCGCGCTTTTTAAAAGTCGGGTTAGTTTAAAAACAGGCTGTGCTTAGCCCTCAAAATAGTCTTTGAACAGAGCTAAAAACCCGGGGCATTTGGGTAGGCATTACGCCAGAAATTCACCCCACTTCGCACAGGCTCTTGTGCTACTGGGCAGAACCGACTTCAACGATTGGACGGAAGGCCAGCAAGGCACAAGCAAAGCGCTTTACGTCGAGAAAAAACTCGGCGAATCGTGGATCGCAGACATCAGCACACGTAGCATTGGACTGTTCCCGACCCTGCAACTAAAACAAGGGCCCCGCCAAAAGACCGTGAATGACATTTTTACGGTTGTCAGACACATCGGGGCCAGCGCTTTTGGAGACAGGACACTCAGATCCGCCCCCTGTGGGCAGCATCAGTCATGTGGGTACTGATGCCGCCCTTGAGCAGGCCGATCCATTTGGCCGGGAAGAGATCGAGGGAATAGACAAAGTAGATCCTGCGCGCATACCCGATGCCCGCATGAGCATGCTCAACGGCTGGACGGAGCTGTGGTTATCTGAAGTGATTGCACTCGTCGTCGAAGACGTGGAGAGGCGTACGGCGCAGGCCGTCAGTGGTTCGAGAATAGAAAGCACCGAAAGCGCGCTCCAGGTTGCGCACCGTGGAACGGATCGACTCGGCCCTGGATCAGCGGGTGTCGAGAATGGCCTTTCATCACATCCCGAAAACGAAAAAACCCCTGAAATATTCAACCATTTCAGGGGCTTAGTCGTATTCAATAATGGCGGAGAGATAGGGATTCGAACGTTTTCTGCGTGCATTGCGCGCCGCTACAGACCGTGAATGCGGAGTATTTGGTGCCCTATCTAAAGCCTATACCGGTCTGATGAGGCCTCACATTTGCCCTAAGATTGCCCTAATTAACGGCCTTATCAAAGTTTGTTATCCGCCTGCCTGGACAGCGGTTCATGATCGTCAGAAATCGGCCAGCCGGCTCAGTCACCGGTTATTATCTAGTCCTGATCTGCCCTGACCCCTCTGTGGATTGCTGCAGTTGAGAGTTTTCCATTCTCTCGATGTGGATCGTATTGTGTGTGATCGACTGCGCAAGCTGTTCCTCGGCCTTGCTGAAGCGGATTCCTTCACCAAGAATCCCTCGCGCTTCCAGATCTAGGGCAAAGTCCATGATCTTGGTTTTTGTTACGTCCAGGATGCGAACCAGCTTGTGTACAGGCACGTGTAGGGCTGGCTCAAAATCTGTCCTCATGAGTTTCCTGAACGCCGTATTGAGATCAGCAGGAAATTTCACCATCACTGTTCCGGTTTCAGTACGCTCTACTAAGTCAATGACCTGGCTCACAGAGTCTCGTGCAGGATGCTCACACATAAATGCGTGGAGTTCGCCGCCCATGTCGACAGGGATCCATCCCCTATACGGATTTAAAGCTTTCAGTTCGCCCGTGATGATCCGGTAGCTGGGCACCGAGCGTGCGTCGTATCCGTTCAGTTCGTCATTGAGCCATTCCTCGATGTCCCTGATCTTGAGCTTTCTGGACACGAGCAATGCTTTACGCAACAGATCTGGAAGTTGGATCGTCCGGTCAAGCACGTCACTCTGTAATTCCAATACCAGGCTGTTCATGGAGTCATAGCGCTCCCATGAAGGTGATCACTGCAGGTAGGTATGAGGCGAGCACGCTGCCAGCAGCGCCTTCCAAGACGTTTTTGATCGAGCTCAAACACTCCTTGATGATGCCCTTCTTCGGAGTCGGCGAGCTGTTCTGCACCTTAATTGTCTCGACGTCAGATCGCAGGCTCTGTGCGACGACCTGATCGTTGATCTTCGAAATGTCTTGTGAGAAGGCATCCAAGAAGACGTTCAGATCAAGGTGCTGAACACTCTGGTCGAACTTCTGACTGGAGTGCTGAGCATCTTGCTGTACTTGAGAGTTGTGCATGGATCCGATGGAGATATTATTTGTTTTGCTCATAGGGGCGGCCTCACTCCGAGATGGCGACTTGATACTGCATCATCCAGTTTACCCAGAAGCGTGGCAACTTCGAAACGCTACCAGACAGTCTTTCGTCTACGTCTGTAGCGTCGACCTAGGGTTGTAAGCGTGTCCGCTTTTGGCCGGAAGCCGCCGTACCAGGCAGACCGTTTTCGGCCAATAGTAGACGCTCATGAGCTCAAGTATCGACCTAATGTCCTCATTTCAAACCCGTAAATTGGAAGCGTAGATCCCCCAGCACCTACGCCCACCAACACTATACTGGCGTCTCCATAGGGGGCTTTGGTCCTCCGGACGCCCTAGATCTGCCTCGCGACGCGACGGGAAGCTGAAGGGAGGAGAACCGATCAGTTTCTTTTGCGGAGGCTGGATTCGTTCCAGCCAACACAGAGTACGGGATCAACTCGTCGGCCGAAGGCCTCACTGCCTTGGAATTTAAGTGCACCATGGGTGATCAGTCTCGTGAGGACTACAATCAGGAGATGAAGTGCCTGAGAGTACTGCGCAATGAGTTTAGCCTGGCCGCTCACGAGGATCGGCTGCCCACTGAACCTGTCGCTTGAGGCTTTTCGTGATTATGATGGCCGAGTCATGGCACAATCTGAAGCCTGTATCAGGGAGATTAGCCATGGCGATTCACGACATTTACTCGAAACGAAAGAAGCGTATGGCCGGTCAGCTACCAGACATGTACGCCTACGATGAAATTCCACTTGCTCTTAGAAATCAGATCGTTTTTATAGCTGACGATATCGTTGAAGACATATTCGGTTCACATCAGAGCGAAAGAGTCTACGACTATATTTCAAGGACTATTTCAAGAGAATGGGGTACACCTTTTCTTGTTTCTCACGGCGAGGTATGTGATCGAGACGAGGAATTCAAAGATGCTATTCGACAAGTACCAGGCGCGGACAGTTGCTTAGATATAGTTGAGCTCTTGGTTCAGATAGCTCAACATCACGTAGATGATGAGAGAAACAACGTAACTCCAAGAATAAAGCAACTTCTCGCTAGGGAATCTCCGAACAAGCCTTCAGTTATGCGAGAATCCCCGCAACACCTGATCCGAGCCGCCCATGAGCCAGATGAGCTTTTCCGACTTTGAGTACGCCGGCAAGCGCAAGCAAACCCGCCGAGAGCGCTTCCTCGCCGAAATGGATCAGGTGGTGCCCTGGGCAGGCCTGCTGGAGCTGATCGAACCGTTCTACCCCAAGGCCGGCGGCGGTAGAAAACCCTATCCTCTGGAAACCATGCTGCGCATCCATCTGTTGCAGAACTGGTTCTCCCTGAGCGACCCGGCCATGGAAGAAGCGCTCTACGAAATCACGCCCATGCGCCAGTTCGCACGCCTGACGCTGAGCGCGCCAATCCCCGAAGACACCACGATCATGAACTTCCGGCACTTGCTGGAGAAGCATCAGCTCGCACCGGCAATCCTTGCGGTCATCAATGGTTATCTGCAGGAAAAAGGCCTGTCGCTGCGCCAAGGCACCATCGTCGATGCCACCATTATTCATGCCCCCAGCTCGACCAAAAATAAAGAAGGCAAGCGTGATCCCGAGATGCACCAGACCAAGAAAGGCGGTCAGTATTTCTTCGGGATGAAGGCGCACATCGGTGCCGATGTCGAGTCCGGCCTGGTGCATCACGTCCATGGCACCGCTGCCAATGTGGCCGATGTCACGCAGGTGGCTGAACTGCTGCATGGCGAAGAAAACGCCGTGTATGCAGATGCCGGTTACACCGGTGTCGAAAGGCGCGAAGAGCATGAAAATCGGGGGGTGATCTGGCAGATTGCAGCGCGTCGCAGCACCTATTCCAAGCTGAACCAGCGCAGCGTACTGTACAAAGCCAAGCGCAAGATCGAGTTCTGCAAGGCTCAGACACGGGCCAAGGTCGAGCATCCGTTTCGCGTGATCAAGCGGCAGTTTGGTTACGTGAAAGTACGTTTTCGTGGGCTGATGAAAAACACGGCTCAGTTGACCACGCTGTTCGCCCTGGCAAACCTGTGGAGGGTTCGAAAACAGCTCATGGGTATGGGTGAGGTTCGCGTTTAACACGGAGAACCGGTCGAAAAAGCTCTCCGTACATGATTTTTCGGTCACTTTTCGTCCAATGACGCTGTAGGTGCCTGGAAAATTGCAACTTGCCGCGGCTGCACGACAAGTTGATCGGAGCATCCCTAGGTATATTCAAGAGTTAAATCAAAGATTTAAGGAACATGCAATTGGCTACGAATTTTCTGAAAATCAAATCATTCGTATAGACTCTCAGCTCATCCATGCCGAGGTTGTAAAGCCAGCCATATCGTTGCTCAGTGAACAAGGCTTCGAAGGCGCTCATGACGAATTTCTTTCTGCTCACGAACACTTCAGGCACAAACGTTACAAAGAGGCGCTTAATGAGGCATTGAAAGCCTTCGAAAGTACGATCAAGGTGATCGCTGGAGTGCGTAACTGGACTATCAATAAAGGTGATACGGCTAGTAAACTTGTGAAAGCCTGCATGGATAACGGCCTGTTTCCAGCGTATTATCAGAGCCATTTCTCAGGACTGACCAACCTGCTAGTGGGAGGAGTTCCAAGCATCCGTAATGCTGAGGCTGGCCATGGCCAAGGTGCTGTAATCAAAGAGATTGACCCTCACATCGTGGCATATACCCTTCACATGACTGCTTCCGCCATAGTGTTATTTGTTCAGTCCTACCTATTACTCCCTGATACTCCAGTTGAGCTGGCCCAATAATTTCCAAGGAGTAAACATGTCTCGCCTTGCCGTATTCCGTCGACTCGAGAAGAACTTGGCTGAGCAAATAGCCGCCCTGGAAGCAATGAAGGGCGACGAAGGCCTGAAGAAAGAAGTCGAGTTCGAAACCAAGCTTCGTGATTTGCTTGCTCAATACGGCTATAGCCTGCAAAACGTTATGGCCGTCCTTGACCCTAAAGCCTCGTGTTGTGCGCCTAGTGCGACCGAATTCAGGTCCGGAACCCGTAAGGCGCGCCAAGTCAAAATATATAAGAGCCCAAACTCCGGCGAAGTAGTTGAGACCAAGGGCGGCAACCATAAAGCGCTGAAAAAATGGAAAGCTGAGTACAGCTCCGAAACAGTGGAGACGTGGTTGGTTCAGTAAGTCTACCTGAGTATAATCAATCAGGGCCCTGCGGGGCCCTTTTTCATGGAGGTCGGGATGTTTAGTTTTTTGAGGGATCGTAAAGAGTTTTGGCTTTTTTGGGGTGCATGGATTGCGTTCGCGCTGCTTTTGATAGTTAAGATAAAATTTGATGTGCCCGAGACTATGAAGGGATTACCGCGAATAATTTCAGCGCTCCAATCCGATGCGTTCGAGGATATCGTTGGAGGTTTACTAACAGGGCTAATTTCAGCATATTTCTTCTACGTTGCTATCGATCTTTTACCAAGGCACAGTGCGGAGAGAAAAACCAAACGAGTGCTCAGCATTCTGCTTTCATCTATCGTGGAGACATTCCTTAACGATAGAATTACAGCGCACGCGGAGCCTCTCACGAAATTTCACACATTAGAGGCTGACGATATATCTAAGTCTAGGTTGCTGCTGGAGGGGAGTCCGGGTATAAGGCAGTTTCTATCTCTTACATTTATGGCAAAATCTGGATATCCGAAGTTTGCAAGTTCATTACAGCTGGCAGTGTCGCTCGGTATTGATCATGCTGCAGTCTGGATCGACTTAACCGACTGCCTTGCTAGAATAAAAGATCATGGTGAGCGCGCGGATCGAACGAAACTTCTCGGGCAATTGGTAGACATTGTCAACATGGTAGATATGCCTCAGATTGACAAAGATGTCAGGGACGATGCATTCATGTGGCAATACATGATGACCGACGACATGAAAAAGTTTCTTGATTTAACTGAAACTTGGCAAGCAATTTGAATCGCTCCCTAGCTATTTAGACACTCGTGGGATGAATGCGTCTGGCCGAGTACTGCCTATCTGGAAGTGCAGCAGTCGGCCCTAAGCTGCTCTTCCAGATAGGCAGCAATCGGCCAGAAGGAGTCCCTCAGGCAGAACTGCTTTCGACCCATTGCGCCCCTAAGGATCCTCCGGACAAGTCGGTTTGAGCTGACCCGCCCCCTATAAATCCGGGGCTTCAGCAGTCTCCTTCAACGAAAAAAAACTTGTTCGGAGGATCCCTAACGATGCCTTACTGGCCTGGAGCGATTCACATCATATCGTCGGAATGGCAAGATCTAACATAGAATTGGCTATGGGATCCTGGATAGGGGCGGACGACAAAAATAGCCAGCCGGTAAGGAAAAACATAAAAGGCAGGTTTGGAGTGTAAACACCCCTTTAGCCTTTTGAAAAAAATCTAGACTCTGCTTAACATTGAGAATTAAAAACAACATGAAGACCGTATATATTTTAGGGGCAGGATTCTCTGTCGAAGCAGGTGCACCGACACAATCCGCGATTATACGCGAGGCATTCAGACTGCATAAATCAAACCTCGCAAACTTTGAACAGAATAAATTTGAAGAATTTACATGCTTCATTGAACAGCAGTTAAATATCTCTGAGGATATGTTTTCAAATATTGATCTTGAAGATATCTTTACTCCTTTAGATCGGTGTCTAGCTGAAAGCTCGCAGTTCAGAGGAATCAGCTTGGACAAGATAATGAAAGTCCGCGAATCGGTGTTCTATGTCGTCGGGCGCACAATACAGCTTTTGCTAAACGAAACAACAAAAACTAAAGACTATATAGATCATTTTGCGAACTACTTGACCAGAGAGTCTTCAATCCGAGCAGGAGTTGAGTATAAGAGGAAAGATCCTGTTAGCGTAATAAGTACGAACTGGGATATCTTGCTCGACAACTCAATTTACAAATCACTACACTCGAACAATGGCTATAACGGGGTAGTAGACTACTGCTGCTATATAAGCTCTAGAGACGAGAACGACGATACAGTTGTTCCTGGGCTTGAAAAGCTTGGCCAAGGCGGGTTCAATGTGAAGCTCTTAAAGCTCCATGGGTCTCTTAATTGGCTGCAATGTCCAAGGTGCGCAAGGCTGTATGCTAAGTTTTTTGAAAAAGACGCCATGCGGAATTTTGAGAATTCCACGTCATGCCGACACTGCGATAAGAATTTTCCTGAAGAACATGGCAGGCACAAACTTTACCCAAATCTAATAATGCCAACTTACTTAAAGGACTTATCTAATCCGCAGTACAGGATTGTCTGGCAAAACGCTGGCATAGAGATTTCGGAAGCGGACGAAATTGTATTTATAGGGTACTCATTACCCTATGCTGATTTTGAAATGCGCCAACTGCTATCGAGAATGACAAGGAAAAGTGCAAGAATTCACGTGGTTGATTATCGTTCCGTGGAAAATAGAGCAGAATTAATGTCTCACTGGTCAAAATTTTTCGGCAAACGGGAGATAAAATTTAGTTTTGATGGCGCAAAGTCTTTTATCAATAGCTTGCAGTAAATCAGATCATGTTAGCAAGACTGGATAATGCATAAATACTTCAGAGCCTGGAAGTTATAAATTATCGCCAAAAGAGGTCCGCCACCACGGGCTGAAAACGACCCAATATAGCTAGTCCGTCGATCGCAGCAATGATCGTCACCGTTCTTAGGGATATACCGCAGTCGGTCAGGTGCGGCAAGTCCAATCGCTTGGGCCTCTGATCGGCTACCTAATGTTATTCAGCCACCATCACGCTTAGGGACCGCTCAAGTCAGCAATGTCTGTTTCTGGCCGACGGCGGTCGCTTGTCCATGTCCGCTTATGGCCGCGAGCGGTTGAATCCACAGCCGATAGCAGCCCTTCATCACGGACTCCTATCGGTTTCAAACCTACCAACCTAAAACAACCCCCCCAAAGCCTCCGGTTCCCAATTCATAATAATCAACTCACCCGTCACCTCAGCCTTCCCCTGCCGCTGATTCGTAGTCGTGTACCGGATCTCGGTCGTCTCAAAATGAAACCCTTCAAACACCCGCCGAATATTCGGATGATCGTTGATACTGACCATCACCTTACCTTTGCAGCGCCGCATAAATTCAGCCATGCGCTCGTAGTTTTCAAACGGGAATTCCACGCCGTAGCCAGCGGTCTGCCAGTAAGGTGGGTCCATGTAGTGGAAGGTGTGCGGCCGGTCGTAGCGCTCGGCGCACTCAAGCCAAGGCAGGTTTTCGACGTAGGTGCCGGACAGGCGCTGCCAAGCGGCAGACAGGTTTTCTTCGATGCGCAGCAAGTTGATTGCAGGGGCGGTAGTAGCGGTACCGAAACTCTGACCTGAAACCTTGCCACCGAAGGCATGGTGCTGCAGGTAGAAGAAACGAGCGGCGCGCTGGATGTCGGTCAGAGTTTCCGGGCGGGTCATTTTTTGCCACTCGAATATCTGCCGTGAGCTGAGGGCCCATTTAAATTGGCGCACGAATTCCTCCAGATGGTTCTGCACCACGCGGTACAGGGTCACCAGGTCACCGTTGATGTCGTTTAGCACTTCGACTGGAGCAGGCTGCGGGCGCAGGAAGTAAAGCGCCCCGCCGCCGGCGAATACTTCGACATAGCATTCGTGGGGTGGGAACAGGGGGATAAGGCGGTCGGCAAGACGGCGTTTGCCGCCCATCCAAGGAATGATGGGTGATGACATTGTTTGCAAGACCTTTACTGTATGGATAGACAGGTGTTAGGCTCGCTCCGCTTTGTGCACGGAGCAGGAGCCTTGACTGGGCTTGCAGGACTACTCTGCGGGTTTGGTGGCCGGGCTGGATGTTGACGCATCAAGCCCGGCCGCTCCTTTTATTTCGTGTGTGAGACTTCTTTGGCATAGGCCTGACAGGCTTGCAGCGCAATCAGTCCTTGGTCGCCGTCGCCGGTGATTCCGATAATTCTTTGAGCATGCGCTCGGTCAAGTTGGGCTCTCGCGGTTCCATGAACCACGCCGACGGGGCCGGTGGTGGCTTGCATTCCGTTACTACCAGCTGCGGCGGTGGTGTCGAGTAGGACTGACAGCCGCAGTTCAGCAGTAGCAAGGCGATCACGCAGGCGTTCCTGTTTAGTTTTCTCATCGGTAAGGACTCGGTAATGGGCTTGATCACTGGCCGCAAGCCATTGCTCCAGGGCGAGACGTTTGCCCTGTTCGGCGAGGATCAGCGCTGAGTTGGCATTGGCCAGATTGGTGCGCTCAGTTTGATAGGCGGTTTCTTTGGCGGCTAACTGCTGGCCGTAGGCGTTGGCCTGCCACGTCCATGCCGTCCAGGCGCTGCCAAACATAAGACCGAGCATCACCAGCAATGCCCCGCCCCACTTCACCGCATCGAGCTTCACGCCAACACCTTCAACGCCCGGGCGTACAGCGCTTGGCGATCTGCTGCGCCGTTTTGGCCACCGTTGATGCGTTGCGTGATCTTGTCGAACTGACCCGCGTCGGCCAAGGTGTTGAGCCCTCTGCTCGCCCAAAACCACGCTGCTGACATGCAGGCATGCTGCGGCTTTTCCAGCAGCTCGGGTTGGTTGATCAGGTCAAGGGCCAGCGCTTCGCCGCATGTGATGTAGTTGGCGCGGCCGGTGATCTGTATCAGTCCACGGCCGCGATACTTCTGGCCGTCGCCGTCCGCCTCAGGTGTGTTGCCCAAGCGCTTGGCGAGTGAGCCGGTGTCGTATTTGCTCAGGTACTGGTCGCTGCCCAGCTCGCGCACGTAGCGAAACTGGCCGGACTCGTGGCCGATCTGGGCGATGAAGGCTGCGACGCGCTTCGTCCCGATGATCTGGAAGCGAACCATCGCGGTGTTCAGAACAGGAACAAAAACGCCGGCTGTTTGGCCGGCGTTGGGGAGGATCTGCAGGAGTTGCTGCTGGGTGATCGACATAAGTACGCCCTAATGAAAAACCCGCACAAGGCGGGTTGGTGTGGGATTAATCTGCTTGTAGCTGCACAACTCTCAGCGGCGCCTTAGGCTTCTTACCTTTAGCCTTGGCTTTACCTTTTTTGCCGCCATTGCATTCGACGGTGGTGCTCCAGCCGCTTTGGGTGAACACCTGCTCCACCGAGTCCACCAGGTACTCGCCATCGAGCCCGACCTTGAAGCCTTGGGCATTGATGGTGCGTTCGGCAAACAGGTCAGTACGACCGGGCATTTCCAACCGCACAGCAGCGGTCGAGCGATTGAACGCAGCCAGCCTCGCTTTGGCGGCCTGTTCGGCGGCGGATTTGTTGGGGTAAATGTGGCGGTCTGTGTGAACGGGCGGTAGACCGTCCGGGGCTTCGTCGTTGTCCAAGGTGACGATGGCGAACTTGCCGGTTTTCTTGTCCTGATGCTTGGTGCTGACCGCCTTGTGGACGCTGCGATCACCCAGGCGGAACTGCCAGCGGCTGACGTCACTGCGAGTCAGGGTGATAGCGCCCAAGGCTTTGCCGCTCGCGCTTTGCCCACCTTGGCGCTGCATCACCAGTAGCTTGCCGTCCGCCACTTTGGCGGTGCAGTCGAACTGCTTGGAGAGCCGGGTGATGAAGTTGAAGTCGGATTCGCTGAGCTGGTCCGCGCGAGGCACCACGATGTCGACCGGGCACACCGGCGACCAGCCGTTACGCGCAGCTATGTCCTTGACGATGCTGGCCAGACTCACCCCTTCCCAACTGCCGCTGCGCGTGGTCTTGCCACTGCCGCGCATGTCGCTGGCTTTACCCCGGATCACCAGCGTATCGGGTGGGCCGGACAACTCTACCTCGTCCACGGTGTAGCGCCCGAGGCGGGTTAAGGCGGTGCCGCTGTAGCCGAGGAACACTTCGATGCTGGCTCCTCGGCTGGGTAAAGACACTGCGCTATCACGGTCGTCGATGCGCAGCTCAAAGTCGTCTGACTCCATGCCGGGTTTGTCAGTGGTGCGCAGTAAAAGCAGGCGGTCGTTGATCAGCGCGGTTATGTCGGCACCGTCTGCGACGATGCGGAAGGTGGGTGTCATACATTCTCCAAACGGCAAAAGCCCCGCTCTGGACGGGGCTGTAAAGAAACATCACTCGGTTATAAAACGGACTATGCTCAGCGCATTAACCTACTTGCCAAATTAAACCAAGTAGGTTAATTTTCGCCGCATGGAGAAAAAGACCCCGCACTGCAAACTACACACCGTTAAAGCCCTGATTGAAGCGGGCAAGGTGCGCTCTACCCTGTCAGCACTGACCGGTGGCGCGGCTTTAGGCTTCGACTTTGACGGCATCGTCAGCGTGGTAATGGCACTGGCGCCCGCTGACTTTTACAAAAGCATGACCACGCACGCCGACCACAAGGTCTGGCAGGACGTGTACCGGCGTAAAACCCAAGCCGGCGAGGTCTACCTCAAACTCACGGTCATTGATGATGTGCTCATCGTGTCCTTCAAGGAGCTATGAACATGAAATGTCCATCTTGCGTCTCAGCAGAGCTGGTGCATGACACCCGCGACGTGCCTTACACCTACAAGAACGAGTCCACTGTGATCCCTTCGGTCACCGGCGAATTCTGCCCGGCCTGTGGTGAAACCGTGCTGGATGCCAGCGAATCCACCCGCGTCAGTGCTGCAATGCTGGCCTTCAACAAACAAGTGAATGCTTCGATTGTTGATCCAGGCTTCATCACTACTGTGCGTAAAAAACTAGACCTGGACCAGCGTGAAGCGGCCGAGATTTTCGGCGGTGGCGTGAATGCGTTTTCCCGTTATGAGAACGGCAAAACCAAACCACCACTGGCACTGGTGAAATTACTGAAACTACTCGATCACCATCCCGAGCTGCTGAATGAAGTGCGTTTAGGCTAACCCCACAACATCACCACTTCATCACTCGGCACGGGCAAATCAGGCAGGTGAATCACCAGCCCGGCCCTGAACGGCTGGACCTGTTCGGCCAGCCCTTGGTTGGCATCGAGCACAGCTTCAACCGAGCCATTGAGGTGGCCGTAGTAGTTCTGGCAGATGGTGTCGAGCACGTCGCCGCTAGCCGTTCTGCAGGTCGTCGCCATAGCGCACAAACTCCAAGGTAAAGCCCTGTTTACGCGGTATGCCGCCTTGCAGCAGGGCGCTTTGTTCTTCTTCGATGTTTTTCAAACACCAGTTGCCCAGCACGTCGCCATAGCCGGTGGTCAGGCCCAGTGGTTGAAGCTGGGCGGCAATGCTGCGCAGGGTGTCGAGTTGTTTGATGCCGCCTTTGAACCCGCCAAAAATCGCGCCCGTCAGGGTGATGCGTTCTTCGCCCATGCCCACGGCTTGCTGCGCCGGGCGGCGGCTCAGGCGCTCTTGTGAAGCCCAGCGGTATTCGCTGGAGCGCTTGAGTTCGTCGAAGGCGGCGGTGTCCAGGTTGAAGTAGAACGGTGTCGATCCGGGCTTGAGCGGTTGCATGATCAGCAGGTGCGGGAATGGCTTCACCGCTTCCGCAGCTGGGGTCGCGTCTGCGCCCAGCGCGCCGGTGGGCACGATGTTGGCCAGTGACGGGCTGACTTTGCCCGCGATCTTGTTGATGGCCGTTGCCGCTTTGCCCGCCTGCTCTTTCAACACGCCGAGGCGTTCCTCAATTTGCGAAGCCGCACGGGTGGCTTTGTTGTAGGTGGCCACCACCGCGCCGACCTTGGCCTGCGCGGCGTTGACCCCACGCATCAGCCGTTGCACCTTGGCCCCGACCGCAGGACCAATGAACGGCAAGTCGCTCAGTTCGGAGGCGGCGCCGCTGATTTCTCCAATGGCGCCGTTCACCGGCCCAAGCATGCCGTCCAGGCTACGACGTCCGGTTTCCCCAGCCGCAGTCAGGTACTTCAACCCCGACTGCAGTTGTTCCATGTAGGCCATGGCTTGCCCCTTCTGTTTAAAGATGCGGTTGGTCGTACAGATTCCGGCTCGACATCTGCTGGTTGATTTGCTCGATCTGCCGTTGCAGGTGTGGCTGTAACTCCCGAGCCAGTGCGGCCGGGTCTTTTACGTCGCCTTGCACGGTGATGGACAGAGCCGCATTGACGTCGATCTTCTGATCGATCTTCGGCGGTTCGACCTTGAGCACCGGTTCTGCTTTGGGCGGCATGGCCAGCGGCCCGGCAGGTGCCGTGGCGGCGAACGAGCGCACCACGTCGCCCATGTTCACCGCCCCGGGCAGCTCGCGTGATGCGCTGGCACCGAGTGAGCCCTCAGGCGGCAGCGACTTGGGCCGTACCAGGTCCGCGCCCGGGAAGCGCGGTTTGTTAGCAAAGTGCGGTAACAGGAACGGGTTTTTCGAGTCCGGATCGTCGGGGTCATACGACACCGGTTTGACCACCGGCGCCGGTGATGCTGTCGGCGGCGGCAACGAATCCGGGCGCACCAGGTCCGCACCGGGAAAGCGCGGCTTGTTGGCAAAGTGCGGCAACAGAAACGGGTCTTTCGAGTCCGGATCAGTCGGGTCATATGACACCGGCTTGACCACTGGAGCCAGTGGCTCGCCTGCCGCTTTGGCTTCGGGCTTAGGCGGTTCAGCGGGCTTTTCATCGTCCGACCCGAACCATGATTTACCGAGGCTGCCCCCGATGGATTCGCCGCCCATGCTGCCGAGGATGCCGCCGATCAAGCCACCGACCGCCGTGCCCAAAATTGGCACCACGGAACCGATGGCCGCACCGGCCGCAGCCCCTGCCAGCGCACCGGCCATGTTGCCCGCAGCGGCGCCGTAGCCTTCGGCCTTTTCGTCCTTGGTTTCGGCGTTCTGGTAGGTGTCGATGGCACGCATGCCGCCTTCCAGCAACGACGCCCCGGGGAGCAATTTGCCGACTTTACCCACCTTGCCGGCCAGCCCCATGACCCGGCCAAGACGCCCCGGCGGTGCTGGTGGTGGAACAGGTGGCACGGGCGGACGCGGCGGCCGAGGCCCACCACCACCACCACCACCACCACCACCACCACCACCCGCACGGCGGCGGCCGTTGCGATTGCCACCGCCGCGACGTCGACCGCCACGACCACCGGCACCGCCTCCACCACCGCCACCCATGGCGGCGGCGTTGACCACAAACACCTTTTGCGGCCCCGTGTCTTCGCCGCCGTCTTCGTCGTTTTTCGCTTCGCGGAACACGTCGAGCAGTTTCAGGCCGGTATCAATCGGGTCAAAGCCTTTACTCTCGCCGCCTTCCTCGCTGTCCCCGTCATCGTCCTTTTTGCCACCGAAGGCCTTCAGGCCGATCTCCGCGAGGGCCAGCACTTTGGAGCCCTTGCCGTCTTCCTTGTCGTCATCACCAGCGTTGGTGACAAAGACCTTTTGCACGCCCTTGGCATCGCGGCCGCCCATGGCGCCGCGTGCGAGGTTGAACAGGCCCTTGCCGATCTTGAACGAGCCCAGCAGCCCTTGCAGGGTCAGCGCGCCACCGGCCAACACCGTCAGCCCCATGGCCAACCCGGGCGTGCGGTCGCTGAGCGAGGTAATACCCTTGGCCACACTGGTCAGCCCTTCGGCCACGCCGTCGGTGATCGGCCGGATCGCATCGCCCACCGAGCGCATGGCGTCGTCCATCGACTGCGCCATTTCCGCCCATTTTTGCGACGAGGTTTCGCGGCGCTCCGCCAGGTTCTTGTCGAGGATGCCGCTGGCTTCGCGCGATTCGCGCTTGAGCTGGCCGTACAGCTCCTTGTTTTGCATGTAGGCCGTGAGCGCGGCCTTGACCTGCATGTCGGAAAAGATGTCGCCAGTGCGCAGGGCCTGCTCCAGTGACGCGAGCATGGCCTTGGCTTTTTCCGGATTCGATTCCTTGCTGATCTGCGCCGTGGCTTCGGCCATCTTGGCGGCGCGTTTGGGGTCGGTTTGCTCGATGTACTTCTTGGCCAGTGCCATGCTCGACTCAAGCGTCGACATGCCCTGTTGAATGCCGGTTTGCATGGAGGCTTCGTAATCGATCCCGGCCTTGCCGTAGGCATCCACGGTCTGCGATGAACTGATCTTGTCCATCCAGTTTTTCAGGTTGTTGGCCGCCTCGTCGGAGCTGCCCGCCGTTTTCATCTGCACTTGCAGCATGGCCCCCAGCTGGGTCACGGCGTCCATGCCGGTGATGCCCAGCTTGCCCATGTTGGCCAGCAGTTCGGGAAACCACTTGGCCATGTCGCTGGCCTCAAAACTGCCCGCCTGCCCTTGAAACGCGATGGCTTCCAGCGCCTGCTGCATTTCCTTGGCGCTGGTGATCTTGGCGTTCTGGCCGAGGGCGTTGATCATCTTGGCGGTTTCGCCGCCGTCCGAGCCCTGCCCTATCACGAACTTGGCCGCCACCGGCGCGTATTCCAGCGCCTTGGCCAAGTCCATACCGGCACCTACCAGCTCGTTGACCACGGTGGCCACCTCGTTACGGGCCATGCCGGTGTCACGCGAGGTGTCGATGATGGTGCGCGACATCTGCTTTTCTTCGGGGGCATTGGCGATGCCTGCCTTGATCGCGATGTCGCGGATGATGGCGTTGTAATCGGCGCTGACTTTGGTCGGCACCGCCAGTGCCGCCGCCCCCACGGCTGCCCGGCCAACCGTGCTTTTGACACTGGCCCGACCTTCGTTGATTTGTGCATGGCCCTTGGCTTTCAGATCCGCCTGCCGCGCCGTTCGGCCGAGCATTTGATAGGCCCGCTCGAGTCGCCCGACCTCGATCCCCTGCTTGCGCAAACTGTCGAGATTGGCATTGAGTTTGGTCAGCAGCGTGGACGCACCCGCCGCACCGCTGTCGTGGGCCTTTTTCCATTCGTTGCGCAGGCGGATGGTGTCACCGATCTGGCGTTGCATGACCCGGGCCTTGGCCCCGGTCGCTTCCAGCTTCTTGATCCGGCCCTCAACGTCCTTGAACGCAGAGCCCACGGAGGAGCTGACCGCACCGCCAATCACCAGCCCGAGCGCGAGTTTGTTTGCCATCTGTTCGCCCTGCCCTGTGGTTGTACGTCAGGCGGCTCAATCCGTGAGCCACCAGACCATTTCCGAAAACGGCATGGCCATGATCTCGGCGGCAGAAAAACTCGTTTCTGCCGCCAAGCGCTTGGCCAGTTGTTTCAGGGTGTGGGGGTTACAGTTCGCTTTCTTCGACCAGACGAAAATAGCCATCCTGCACGCGGCTATAGTCGACCACCTTGAGCCCTTCCAGATCGCCGGGCGGGATTTCGGTCAGGCTGGAGAACAGCTGCAATTCGCGCTTTTCAGCATCGCCGCCGGAGACCGCGCCCGCTGCCCGTACATCGCGAACGGTCGGCGCGCGCATGACCACCTTGTCGGTTTTGACATGGTTGAGTTCAGTCGGGTAACGCAGGGTGATGGTGACGCCCTCGTCAGTCAGGGTGAGCCAGGACGGGAGTTTCTTTTCAGTATTGATAGTCATGCGGGAATTCCTTAAAGGCCCAGGGCGCTGCGTTCGGCAGCCAGTTGATCGACGCCGTCAATCACGCGCACCGCGTTGACCATGTCGATTTCGTACATCGCGCGACCGTCGATCTCCAACTTGTAGTAGGTGACCGCCATGGCGTATTTCATTTCAGCTTTGTCGCCCGCCTTCCAGTCGCCCGGGTCGACTTCCTTGAGCATGCCGCGCAGGGTGGCAATCACCGGGGTGATCTGGCCCTTGAGCCCCTTGAAGGCCCCGCGAAACAACGCGTTGCAGCCGGTCTGGTCCGACAGGCCGAAGTACTTCATCATCTCGCGGCGCACCCCGGTGCTGGTCCAGCTGGCTTCCAGCTTTTCCAGCCCCATGTCCATCTCGATCTCACCGGCCATCCCGCCGCCGCGATGCGCTTCGGTTTTAACCGTGAGCTTGGGCAGGGTCAGCGACGGCACGTCACCGGCGAAGCTGACCCCGTCCACGAACAGGTTGGTGTTGCTGAGCATTTGCGGAATCATTGAACGGCCTCCTTAGGCGGCGGTGTCCAGCACTTCGGTCAACCATTGGTTGGTGACCTCCACGCGGAAAATAGGGTTCTCGGCAGGCGGCACGTCGGTGAAACGGATGTTCCAGTACACCTTGCCCTCCTCCAGCTGGCTGGCCGTGTTCAGTTCGGTGTCTGCAAACACTTCAAAGTTGATCACCGCACCCTGATTTTTCAGGTCGCGCATAAAGGCTTCGAGGCCGTCCGTGACGTCCTTGACGTAGGTCTTGGTGATCGAACGGTCCACCGCCCATTTGTGCCCGGCCAGAATCGCGTCCATCACGATGTCGAGGGTGCGTACTCGGGTGACAAACGACCATTTCGAATCGGCCGACAGCGTGCGGTTACCCCACAGGCGGTAACCGCCGTCACGAATGATGGTGGTGATGTTGGCGTTGTTGAGCAGGTTGGCGCGGCAGGTTTCATCGCCGTCCAGGAACTCAATCGGCCGCGTGGTGCCGGTGATGCCAACAAATTCCTTGTTCGATGGCGAGGCCCAGAAGCCGTACTCGGTGTCAGTCCAGGCGAACAGGCCAGCGGTGAACGCAGAGGCCGGGGCGTCGATGGTTTTGCTGGTGATGGTGTCCCACTGCTGCACCCCCGGATCAACCATGTAGATGCGCTTGCTGCCGAACTCCTGCGCGTAGGCCAGCACCGCCTCGTCGGTGGTGTTGGGGCCGTCGACGATGGCGATGGCGCGCAACTTGCCCGCCAGTGCATCCATGGCCGTGGCCACCGCTTGCGTGGCGGAATGCTTGGGCGCGATCAACAGCCGCGGCTGGGCGTTGAAGCGGCTTTTGCCGTCGAGCAAGGCTTGCAGGCCGGTACGCTGACCCGAGGCCAACACGCCGCCGATGATGGCCGAGGTTTGCAGCGCTTCGTCTTCCAGCTCGGCCACGCCGCACGCGACGATCACGGCCTTGGCTTTTAAGAACACCGCTTTGGCCGCACGGGTGATGGCCGAGTCTTCACCGAATGCGGCGACGGCTTCGCGCTCGCTGGTCAGCAGCACCAGGTCATTGGGTTTGGCCGATGCGGCCGGGCTGACGGTGAAGGTGTCGCATAGTCCGATGATCGAGGTCGACGGCAGCGCAATGGTGCGCGCGCCGGTGTCGACCAGCGTGACGGTAACGCCGTGAAAACGGCTGGCTGTGCTCATACAGGTACTCTCCAGAAACGACAAAGCCCCGCAGGGCGGGGCTTATGGGGTGATTTGGCAGTCAGGGTTAGCTAACAGGCTACTCAGGCCACTGATAAAGCGCCTGAATGTCGTTGAAACGTTTGATACCGGCATCCCGAACGGCCTCCCAACCCTGCTCTCCCATCACCTGCATGCGGTTGGATTCGGCAAAGAAACGGTCAGATCCCGTGACAGGTTCGGCATAGGCCGCCAGTCGCAGACGCTCCACGTCTGCACGTGTCTGCTCGATCACAGGTAGCGGTTGCTTGGTAATGCTCCCGTCTGCGCCCAATGTCCAAACACCATCAGTTTCGCAGATCAGTTTTTGCCAGAGCGTCGAATCGACCTCGACAGCATCTTCAGGGATCACGTGCGTGCCTTTGATAAGGCGCAAGTGAAGGGTTCCGTCCGGGTGAAACGTCACGTATTTCATGGGCTCCTCTCAACTGCCGACAGCGATATAAGACAGGCCCGCTGAGCCTGTCACGCCTGTGTTGTAGGTTTTGAAACTGTCTCGGGTGACAGCGCCGCCGCTGGCCCCGTTTTCGCCGTCGCTGAGCCTGACGCTGTACTCGGCCGTCGTCGCATTGTTGTAAGCGCCGACAATGACCGCCCCTGCATCATTGGGAAACGGAATGGGAAAACGGGTGGTGTTGATGGTGGAGCCGGTAAGCGATACAGCCGCACTCCACTGGACGATCCAGCCGTTTAGCCAACTCGGAAAGATGATGTAGCCAGTTCGTCCAATGACCATCTGAAACCCCCAGCGCAGCTTTTTTGGGGTGACGATGGTGGTGTTGTCAGTGCCAGCATTCACCTGCACCTGAGTCGCCAGACCCGCCGTACCCAGCGCACTTTCGGTGGCTTGCACCACCTTTTTTGCAATGGCCTGAAAGACCCGCAACGCGCTCATCGGCTTGTTGGTGTCAGCCCCCGTTTCAGCCTCGCTCTGGCTGGCAAATGCAACGCCATAGCCTGCCAGTGAATTGGGCGTACCGGTCAGCGATGAAAACATGATGCCGGTCAGGCCCGATCCAACACCTGTGATGGGTCCGGCGATTTCCACGCCATCAGCGGAAACCCGCACACCATTTCCATTGACCCAAGGCGTTGGACCCAACGCCATGAACGCCCGCGTTACACGGTCGTAACTTCCGAGAAAGCCTACCCCGGCCTTCTCTCCCCCAAACTGCCCGGCGATGACACCTGCAGCCCATGACGCACCCTCCACCGTGCGAATGTAGAGGCTTTTGGCATCGGTCAGGTTGATCGCGCCCGTCAGTGTTCCGCCCGAAAGGGGCAAGGCATCGGTGATACCGTAATCTTTCAAGGTGGTTGGATTGCTACCTGCAACCACGATCCCGCGAACGTCGATCTCTACCTTGGTATAAGTGCCCGCCTTACGGGTGGGGGGCAGTACGTTGGTGAACCAGTTGTCCACGTACTCGCGAGTCGCCAGAACCACCGAGGGGTCAATCTTCAGCTCGATGTTTGACGTGCTGCTGACGATCAAATTAAGCCGAATGATTTGCGTGCGCCCCGATCCTTGAGTCAGCAACGGCTTGAAGGTGGGGGCACAGTTGGCAATGGCCACCAAGTCGCCTGCTGCGTCATACAGGCCGATTTCCCGAACCCACCAGCCGCCTACGTTTTCCGGAATAATCTGTTCGGCAATGATGACGCTGGCATTTTTGGGATCGACCTTGACCTGATTCAGGGGCGCACGGCGCCGCTCATTAATGAGCTTGGTTTGTAGCCTGTCGGGCATCGGATCAGTGCCCTTGGCATCTCCTACACCCATTTGGGCGAAGGTCCACGGCACGCCCAAGGCTGCGGCATTGGCTTGTTTTGCCTCGCCAACGGCAGTGAGGATGGCAAAAAACTGGCTGTTTTGGTCGGTCATGAATAAATGTCCATCGTATCTATATGGTGTTCGCGGCCGCCAAACGGCAAGTAACCACTGACGTCAATGTCGCGCTGGGTCGGCGGGTACACGCTGAGTTCGTCGCCCTCATACACACTTGCGCCGATAAAGACCGTGCCGCTGGTTTCCAAGCTAATGGCCAAGCCGCTCATGTGTCGGCTGACAGGCCGGGCATCGTCGATCAGCGCTGTCAGCTCTTGGTACATTTCCTCGGTAATGCCGGTTTCCAGCACCCCGACCTTGAGTACGAACGTCCCGGGCACGCCGAGCGGCAAGGTCTGCCACCACTCGATCACTTCCAGCAAATAGCCCAGCGGCTCAACCACACGACGCAGGGAGCCGATGGTGCCCTTGTAGGCATGGATGAAAAACGCTGATTCAATGGCCGCGCGCTTGACCTGCTCGCTCCAGCGGTTGTCCCAGCGGTCCACCGACCACGCCCACGCCAACTGGTGCAGCAAGTGCGCCGGACAGGTTTTCGCGTTGTACAGGGTGCGGATCGGAACCACCGGGTTGTGATCAATCGCCGCTTCGATGGCCCGCTCTAACTGTGTGCTGTTGAGCGGCAGCAGGCTCATCCGGCACCGCCTTGGGTCACGCTGTACCCGATGCAGTACGCGGCTTGGTGCTTGGCCCGGGGGATGTCGACCCAGCCGGGCAAGTCCACGCGGCTGACGCCGGTGATGTGCAGTTGCGCATCAATGGCCGAGCGGGCGATTTCCACCCCAAGGCGCCGACGCGGGTTGATCCAGGCCGCGAGGCGCCGGGTGGCTTCGGCCAGAATCGCTTCGTTTTCCGAGCCGGTCCCGGCCATGTGCAGCACCGCGTCAATGCGGTATTCCTGCACCTCGGCGCTTTGCACCGTGACCCGATCCCCGACCGGGCGTATGTCTTCATCACTGAGGTGAGCCAGCACCTTGTCCAGCAACGGCTGGTCGGCCACGCCGTTGCCCTCCAGATGCAGCACGGTGACCACCACGTGGGCCGGGCTCGGGCTTTCGGCCTGCGCGTCAGCCACCAGTGCCGAGGCGTTGCGCGCGTGCAGGATGTAGCTGTTGCGCGGCCCGGCCGTGGTCAGGCCCTCGTACACCAGTTGGATACGCTCGCGTAATGCGTCGTCCAGTTCCATCACCTGCGGCACCGGTGGCACGCTTTGCAGATCCGCTTCCTGAATCACCAACCGTTTAAGCCGCACATTGGCGGCGAGGTGATCGAGGTCGGTGCGCTGGGCGTAGGCCAACAGCAGTGACTTGGACGCGTCGTTGATCCGTGCACGGATCTGCAACCGCCGATACGCGCCCAGCTCCAGCAGCTTGACCACCGGATCGCTCTCCAACGCCGCGTTCCAGTTGTCGCCCATATAGCTGCGAAACACCGCCAGCTCTTCCTGATAGGAGTCTTCAAAGTCCAGCGACTCCAGCACCTCCGGGGTCGGCAATGCCGACAGGTCCACGGTACTCATGCGCTCACCTCCATTGCTACGCCCTCGCCCCGGTACAGGCCCTTGAGTTCAAAAGTGATCACGCCATCGAGCACCGCCGACACCCGCACCGACTGCAACTTGAAACGCGGTTCCCACAGGTTTAGCGCGTGGGCGACCTCGGCCTGTACCGCGCTTTTCCAGCCCGCGTTGATCGGCATGTCGACGAACCGTCGCAACTGGCAGCCATAGGCTGGGCGCATGCGCCGACTGCCCACCGGGGTGGTGAGGATGTCGGCAATGGATTGGCGCAAATGCTCGACGCCGGAAAGGGCCGCGCCGGTGTGGCGATCCATTCCGATCATCGCGGGTTACTCCGTTAGGCGTTCAAAATCCGGGTGGCTGTTGAGGTACTGGAATTGCTGATCGTCGACCGCCGTGGCACGGCCTTTGGCGACCGGAAGCGTGGCGCCGCCGGGCAGGATCAGGGTGCGGGAGGTGTAGACCTTGTCGCGGAAGGTGCGGACGGGGTCTGTGTCAGGGGTGGTTTTTTGCAGATCCAGTGCTGCATCGATAGCGGTTTTTTCGTCAGATGTCTTGGCCATGCGTTTCTCCAGGTATTAAAAAGCCCGCACGGGCGGGCTGTTTGAGACCTCTAATTAGTAGGTTATTTGCAATCGATATAAATTAAAACATTCTTTAAATACAGTTAAACCACCACAATACAAAACAACTCAAAATATCGTTACTGTTGGCCTAAAGCCAAAGCTAATCGTCCATTCTTATACTGAAAGCCTTACGCCTGGCAAGACTCGACTGCCCTGCATGATCCTGACCAGGGATAACATGCTGAACACTCTTGAATATTTTAATCTTTCGCCTCGCCCTAATTCCCTGCATCACCTTTAAATGTTTAACTCCAACAATAGCATCTCTCGGCAAAATACCTGTTACATTCCCTTTCGCTGCATTCTCAAAAACGGTCAACAGCCTTTCATGCCCCTTATCAGCAAAGAGCGTCTGTGCCGGAGTTACAAATTCATCCACTGTCTTTTTTAACACTTTCGACGTTGCTGAAAAACTAGCCAAGTCTCGGCCATCAAGGTGAGACAGTATAGTTTCAGTGACATGAGGTGCACCTTCTACCTTACTGAAGAGCCCGAGAGGAGTGGCCGCCTCAGGAGACGCGACAGCTCGTGTTCTAGCAACGGTATTAAAAATTCTTTTGCTGGCTATGGCATCTCTAATCACCCTCCAAAACTGACTGAAATGTGCATCGGGATCCGCATTATTGACAGGATCATCCTCGCAAAATGAATACGAATTAATGCTACCCTTACCGAAGGGACTTAAATTATCCGGGCTATTGAATCGCATCAAAACAGGATTATACGCTCTGTATCCCTGACCTAATAAATAATGACCGGTCACAAGGTCCGCTCGCTCACCGTTGAACCCGAGTAAACCTGTTATCCCTCCGCAACTCACAGCGACCCGATAACCATAGGGAGTATAACTCCAGGCCTGACTTTCAAAAGCGCTAATACTTTTCAATATTGACGACTTTAGATCCAATGCATGCAATGTAGCTTCAGAACCTATCGGAATTTCAGCTAGCGGCGTGCGCTCATGGCAAAAAAAAACTATTGCCTTGCTGCTATTCAGTTCTGTTGCAATGCGATCACCATTATAAAAAAGCTGGGTTGAGTTATCACTAATCAAACGATCCAATGGATCATAACGATAGCCGTTGCTGATAATCTTGATTGGTTTGGACATTTTAGTGCTCACGACAGTTACTTTACATCTACCATTTTCTTCTGACTTATTGATTGCGAATAGCTAGCTGATTCGATAGGTAAAGGAATTGTACGCAAGCAGCTATTCAAAATATGAATTCCCCTCCAACTTCAGTCAGTGCTTATGGTTCGGCGTATTGCCTCCGGCATCGATAATTTTGCCAAGGCCGTTGATGTCGCCTGTCACCTCCAGCGTGCCGTCGATCTTGACGGGCCCGATCAAGTCGATGGCACCGGCTGTGACCGTAACGGCGCTTTCAGTGACCACCGCCGAGCTGCCACCCACCGCAATGGTCACGGTGCCGCTGGGCAAGGTTATGGTGTAGCGCTTGGCCTGCCAGTCGTAAACCAACGAGCCGCCATCATCAAACCGCCACACCTCGACGTGGTCGCGGTTGTCAGGTGGCGCGCCTGCATCGCCGTAAAGTCCCGGCACAAAGGTGCCCATGCCTGCCTGTCCGCTGGGGTTAAACAGCACGCCCTGCTCACCTAAACTCGGCGCGCGCCAGTGCCGGGCCTTGCCCGCGGCCACGCTGTGCCAGCGCACCCAGGCGCTGGTCCAGTCGCCCGTGGATACGCGGCAGGCGGGTGGCGACGCTGCCAAGTCCACCGCGACCACGTAGCAAGGAATCAACAGGGCCGCGATCATGCGGTCGTGTTCAGCACTGGCGTAGCTCATGGCAGGTCCTCGGAGGCGACGTGGTCTTCGTCGTTGACGCTGATCAGCAAGGTGCCCGGCGGTTCATCGGGCCATGGCCATTCTTCCTCACCGAGGTAAACGGTCTGCGTCCACCCCACCAGCCACACGGTGTAGCCGTCCAGTTCCGGGCGGGTCCAGTCCTGGCTCGACCGCTGAAACTCGGCCGGTTCAACTGCCAAACCCCAAGACTGAGCACGCAACAGCACCGCCAGTTGGGTGGCCAGGTGCACGGCTTGCGGGTAATGATCGGCGCGGATCACGTCGACAATCACCCGCGCTTCAAAAGTGATGGTCAGGGTGGTTTCACCGGTGCCGATATCGGTGCCCGGCTCGATCTCGGCAATGTCGAGAAACACCGCCGGGAGCGGGATGTGCTGCTGGATGTCCGGCCAGAAGCTAACCAGTTGCACGCCCGGCAAGTGCTGCTGGAGGTGCAGCTCGATGGCCTGATACAGCTGGTCGAGGCTAAACGGCGGCTCAGGCATGGCGCGTCCCCTTCAAGTATTTTTGCAGTTCAAAGTTCATTTCTTGTTTGAGAACGTGCATCAAGCGTTCGTCGGCCTTGCGGCTCCAGGCATCGAAGTGAGGGCGCACGGCGTCCAGTGAGATTTTGGCTTTAGCCAACGGGAAGCGGTCACTGTTTTCACCGACGAAACCTGAACTGCCCCCGGTACGGGATGAGACCTCGCTATCAGGGTAATCAGCCGGGTTGAAGTGTTTGCTCGCGGTACGAATCCACACGTCAGCCTGATTGCCATACACCTTCTTATAGAAGGCCCCCTGATAACGCCGCCCCGCCACCGACACGCCCGCCTTGGTCTGACGAGCGCGCCCTGCCCGGCGGGCTTCCAGCGGGTTGATGCCGAACCAGAGTTTGCCGCGCATTGCACCGCCTTTCACCGGGTAAGTGATCAAACGCTGCCGCACGGCTCTCACGGCAATTTTTTCTTGCTTACCTACATTACTGGCGATTTTTCCGCGCAACCAACCGAGCGTTTTGTTGATCGCACGTCGCTGAGCTTTGGCAGCCGCCTTGGGCACCAGGATGGCCAAGTCTGCAAACGCTTTCAGATCCTCAGCCGAGGCCTGGATATGGAGCATGCCGCTGTTCTTTTTGACTTCGCTGAAACTGCCGATGCTCATGCACGTTTCCTCAAGATCAGCGACACCAGTCCGTCGCCGCTGGGTTCCAGTTGCAGCAGGTCGTAATCGCCGCCACCGTCCAGCGCTGGCAGGTCGATGGTGACTTTCAACCCTTTGCTCAGACCGTCGGAGTCCGCCACCCGCACCACAAAGTGCGGTTCACGAATGGCCGTGTTAAGACGCCCGATCTGTGGCTGTTTCCACGGTGCCGAGAACATGCCCAGCACCGGCTCGGCGCGGCCTTCGATGTGGCCGGTGTCGGCCAGCACGTCGAAGATCACGCTGTCTATGTCGGCCACCAGGTCACGAATGCCCACGCTTACAGCTCCAGCAGGATCTGCGCGCGGGGTCGGGTGCAGATGTGCAGCGGGTTGGACTGCGCCTCACCGGCCATGCCTTTGTTGAAGGGCATCGGCTCGATCTTGCTGTAGTACGGGATGCCCTGGGTGTTGACCGTTTCCATGTAGTCGGCCGGGGCGAAGGCCGAGATGTACAGATCGGGCACGCCTTCGGGAACGAGCAGGGCTTTGTCGTCGTGGACGAACGCCACGCTCGCGATCTTGCCGCGATAGCGCTCCCAGACAATGCCGCCGAACTCGAAGCTCTCACGGGCATCACCGCGCAACGCTGCGGCCTGTGCCGAGCTGACGTAGGTCTCTTTGATTGCCTTGAGGCCCATCATTTTGTTCCAGAAGTGCTTGCCGCAGAACGCGCGGGAACCGGTGCTGGTGACACTGCCCAGCGCATCTTCTTGCAGGTCCAGGGCTTCACCGCATTTAACGCGGAAGTCAGTGTCGGCAACGTTCAGCCCCATTGACATTTTTTGCCGTTCAACGCCGAAGCTTTTGTACAGGTCGAGCAGCACCGTCTTGCCGTCCGCGTCGAGGATCTGGCCATTCAAGGCACCGGCTCGCTGGAATTCGTGAGTCACGTCCAACTGACGACGCGCTTTCAACAGTCGCGCATTGACCACGTCCTGCACGGCCTGCAATTCGCTGCGGGTACCGAAGGCGCGGATGCCCTGAATCTCATCGGCCTTGATGGTGAAGCGTTCCGGCAGGTGCACGGTGTTGAACGGGATCAGCGTGCGTTTGCTGGCCCCGACGATCAGGCCCGAGGTGCCGCGCTCACCGGCGGGCACCAGGGCCAGCGTGTCGCCGTCCTTTTCGATCTGTACGGTCAGGGTGGTGATGCCCTCTTCCTGAAACAGACCAAGGCTGCTCAGGCGGCCGGGCTGGTACGGTTGTTCGTTGATGGCAGCGGTCAGCGACGAAACAGAAAACGCATCGTCTTCAAAGATAGCGATGTCGGCCATGGGGGACTCTCCAGAATGTAAAAACCCCGCTCGATGGCGGGGTGCAGTAAAGAGATGGTCGGCTTAGCGCACGATCACAAAGTGTTCAGCCAGCGACTTTTCGCCCTCAGGGTCGAGGCCGGTCAGGTGCGCTTCGCTGACTTCGGCCAAGCGCACCACCGCACGGCCACGGCGCACGATGTCCGACTCGCCCAGCGGGCCGTAGAGGATGGCAACGGCGGTCTGGCTGCCGTCTTCAGCGGTCGGCACGTACGGCGCGAACTCACCCGAGGCAGTGACCAGACCCAGCACTTGGCCGGGGTTCAGGGCCGGGCCAGCGGCCACGTTGATGGCTTCGCGGGAGATGTTGCCCGCGCCTTCGGAGAGCAGGAACTCGCCCGCGTGCATCGGCTCATGTTTGATGGTCATGCTTTTACCCCTGTCTGAGCGGCGCGACGGGCCGCGTAGATCGCGTTGGTGTCAGGTTGTTTGGCCTGGGTTTTGGGTGCCGGGTCATCGTTGATCGGCAGGCTGTTGTCGATCTCAAACCCGCCGCCACTCACCAATTTGTCGAACAGGCGACCGCGCACCGCTTCGGCGGTCAGCCCGGACGCCACGAACTGCTGGGTGAACTCCGGCAGCCGCGCCGCCACGCACAGGTCGCGCACGGCTTTGGCGTTGGTGATGGCGGCGTTGACCGTGGCTTCGTCGACCAACTTGGTGGTGTTGATGATGGGTTCGATCAGGTTGCTGATCCCGGCGGCGTTGCAGCTCTGGGTGATCAACAAGGCCAATGCGGCCGAGTCAACGATGGGCGGTTTTTCGGATTCTGGTTCAGGCCCCGGTTCTAGCGGCTGTTCTGGCGGTTCCTCCAACTGAGCCAGCAAGGCTTGCGGCGCATGCTGATAACGCTGCAATGCGCCGCCCTGGCCCAGACAAGCTTTGACGGTGACGCCCTCGCCCACTTCGTCGGCCAGCCCCAAGGCCACCGCTTCACTTGCGGTGAGCCAGGTTTCGGCATTGACCAAACGCCGCAGCTCCACTTCATCGATGTTGGGCGACTTGGCCTTGTAGGCGGCGATGATGACTTCCAGCGCCTGATCCAGCGCCGTGGCGACCTTGCGCAGATCCTCGGCATCGCCTGCCGCGTAGGTCCACGGGTTGTGGATCATCAGCATCGCGTTGCTTGCGATCACCACCTTGTGCGCCCCGCACACCGCGACACTGGCCGCGCTGGCTGCCAGCGCATCAACCCGCCCGGTGCAGCGCTCGCCTAACCGCGACAGGGCGTTGTGAATGGCCAACCCGTCGAACAGGTCGCCGCCGATGCTGTTGAACGCCACCACAATCGGTGACACGCCGTCGTCCATCGCTGCCAGATCGCGCACAAACTGGTTGGCGGTGATGCCCCAGGTGCCGATCTCGCCATAGACGTAGACCTCAATGCTGCGGGCTTCGGCCTCGCCGCTGGCCTTGAGGCTGTACCAGTGTTTGTCCTGCGGCAACGGCAGGTCACCCGCCTTGTTGAAAATGCGTAGCCTGTTCATGGCGTCTCCTTGTCGGCCGGTTCGGTGGGCAGCTCGACGAGCGTTTTGTAATTGAGGCCCAGCTCGCGGGCGCGTTTTTGGTCAGCGGCGTTTTCTTCGTCGACGGTTTCGGCGTCGTAGCCCTGACGCAGGACCATTTCGCTGCGGGAGTTGAAGCCCGCGTTGACTTCCATCATTCGCGCCTGAATGTCTTGCACCGGCTGGATGTAGGCCCAGCCTTGCGGCACCCAACGGGTGCGCAGGTATTCACGGCGCCGTTGCGCATAGTCGACCAGTGTCAGGCGACCGGCGAGCACGGCCATGTCCAGCCACGCGGCGCGCACCGGGCGGCACAGTTGGTGCACGTACACGCCAAATTGCAGTTGCTCCAGACGGCGCCGGAACTCGTTGAGCACCACCCGTAACGCCCGGTCGTTAACCTCGCGCATGTCGCCGGTGAGGATTTCGTACGGCGTGCCGGTCCCGGCCGCAGCGGCCATCAGTTGTTGGCGCATAAAGTCCGGGTAGTTGTTACCCGCATCCGGCGGTTTGGAGAACTCCACCTCTTCGCCCGGCCCCAGTTCCTGCATGGTGCCCGGTTCCAGCGCGACCATCGGGGTGAAGCCGTCGCGGTCTTCGTTAAACGGCTTGCCGGTCGTCGGGTCTAGCGCGAGTTGCATGCTCTCCGGCGGCGGCTTGGAGATAAACCCGGCAAACAGGTTGGCCACCTCTTGGCGAAACAACACCGCGTCGTCGTAGTTGTCCAGGCTGCGCAGGCGTTTAAGCACCGGGGCCAAACGCGGCACACCGCGCAACTGGCCGGGTTCTACAGGTTCAAAGATGTGCAGCACTTGTTCCGCCGGAACCCGCACCAGTTGGTTGTAACCGGCGTTGAGCGACGACGCATCACGCGGGTGGACGCGGTACATGTGATAGGCCACGCGCTGGTGGGCCGGGTTGAACTCGATCCCGGCGCGGATGCTATTGCCGTTTTTGCACGGTTCGAATTTGTCGTGTGGCACAAATTCCGGGGCCAGTACCTGGAGCTGCAACGGCACGGCCAGATCCTCGTCCAGACCGCGAGGCCGCAGGCGCACAAAGCATTCACCGGCCGTTTCCACAGTACGGGCGATCAACGCCTGCTGGCCGTAGAAGTCGGTCAGGCCATCGGCGTCTGACTCGTCGACCCAGTCATCCCACAGGTCTTGTTGACGTTTGCGTAGGGCGTCGTCTTCGGTTTTAGGCCGCGGGGTGATGCCGGTACCGATCAGGTTGCTGACGCGTTTGTCGATGACGTTGAACGCATACGGATCGTTGCGCACCGCCGAGCGCGAACGGGCGCGCAGGTTGCGTAAGGCCGGGGTGTTAAGGCTGTTGATGCCAATGTCCGGCGCCTCCCAACTGGCCGAGCGCCTGCCCTCACCGGCCCCTTCGTAACTGGCTTTGATCCGCTCGGGCAACAGAAACCCGTTGCGGGTCAGGGTTGGATACTGGCGCGCCATTTAAAGCCCCTTGCCTGCGTGATACAGCCGGATCACCCGCGAGCGCGGCCCCGTGGCGGCGACCAGCGAACTGCGGATTTGATCGCGCGCCTTGAGCAGCTCATCGACCGTGCGGTATTCCACGGTGCGGTCGGCGTAGCGCACGGTTTTCTCGCCACGCGCGATGGCCGACTCAACGGCGTCGAGGTGCTTTTGGGTAAAGGACATAATCAGCGTCTCTTGAGGTAGCCGCTGCTGGAGCTGCGACGTTGTGGGGGTCGTGCGACCGGCTGCGGCTGAGTGGCCAGAGTGGCCACAGGTGGGGCTGTTTCAACCGGTGATTGCACGGGCTTTGTGGGTGTTGCAACGGGCGCGGCAAGGCGTTTGGCCTGTACCGGTTTTTCATCGAACAACCCGGCCTGCGCTAGGGCTTGGCGGATGCGCTCCCAGTCGTGTTCCTTGTAGCGGTTCAGGCCCAGGTAATGCGCCATGGCCAGGTTGTACACCATCAGGTCGAGGGCTTCGTTGCGCTCGGCTTTGCCCTTCACCCACTCGATGCGCTTGTGGCCGCGCACGTAGCGCGCCACCTTGCGCTCGGCCACGCACTGGTCGAAGAACTCGTCCGGCAAGTCGTTGGCAAAGTGCAAGGCGCCCGGCCCGTCTTCAAAAGGGTAGCGGTTGTAGATCCAGTCCTTGGCGGTGTCGGTACCGACGAACCACAGCTCAGCGCCGTTGCGTTCGGTCTGGCCTTTCCAGGTTACATCGACCATCGACGGGCGTTGTGCGATCACCGGTTTGCCCGGCTTGCTCGCGCCCTTGATGGCAAAGATGTTGCGCCACCGGCGCACGCGGCAAAACTGGTAGACCTCGTCGGTGTGGTGACCACCGGAGTCGACAGCGGTGGCCAAGATGCCAAGGCCCACGCCGCACGGATGTGGGTAGCGCACCTTGAGTTTGTCATCGAGCACGGCCCAGGTACGGTCGTCTGCCGGGTCGCCCCAGATGATCTGGAAGTCGATCACCCAGCGCTCCATACCCACGCCCCAACCCATCACCATCAGTTCCAGGCGGTTGGCCTGCACGTCGACCGAGGCAGTGAGCATCAGCACGCGGTGGACCATGGCGCCGAGGCCGAACGGTTCAAGGCGTGCGCGGTCTCTCAATACCGTGGCTCTGGTTTGTTCCTGGGCGCTGTCCCAGACCTTGGCCAGACGGGTGTTGTAGAACACCTGCATAGGCTCTAGGTCACCCCGGTTCTGCGCCTTCTTAGCCTTTTCAAACTGCTTGGCCAGCGACGGCCAGTCCATCCAACCCAGCGGGGAATACAGGGCGTTGAGGTGAAAGCCGATGGTTTCGCCGTCACCCTGCGCGTGGGAGCGCCATTCGCCATGAGCCAGCATCAGGCCCTTGTGGTGTTCTTCGATCAGTACGTCGCAGTCCGGCCCGGCGCATTGGTAATGGACCACGCGGTAATCGGCCGAGTAATGCAGGTTTTCCCACTCCAGCACCTGCATGTGGCCGCAGTGCGGGCATGGCACGTAGTAGTAACGCTGGTCGCTGGTTTCAAAGAGATCAGCAATACGCGATGCACCCTTGATCGTGGGCGAGCTGGAGAAGTAGAACTTGGCGTTTCGGCCGAAGGTACTGCCCCGGGTTTCGGCCAGTTCGATGGGGTCACCCTCTTCGCCCACGTCGACATCCCAGCGGTCGATCTCATCGCCGTAGATGTAGCGCGCCGACAGTTCGGCCAAGTTGGCCGCAGAACCGGCGGTGGTGACGTACAGCGAGCCGCCTTCGAACTCTTTGGTGTCCATGGTGTTGCGCGAGTCACGCGAACGGGTCGCCGCCACGCGTTCGCGCAGCACTGGCGTGGCCTTGATGGTCTTGCCGATCCGTGACGAGACCCGCTTGGCCAGGCTCAGGCTCGGCAGCAGGGTCAGGATGTTGGACGGCACCATGTGGATCAGGCCGCCGATCCAGTTCAGTGCGATCTGGGTTTTCATCAACTGCGAGGCCACCATCGTGACCACGCGTTTGCAGGGGTGAGCCGGTGACAGGCAGCGCATGGGCTCTCGCGCATACGGCGTGCGCGAGGTGCGGTACTGGCCGGGCTCGGCGGCGCCGGTGTCACGCGGGATGCGCATGTATTCGTCGGCCCATTGGTCGACCCACAGCGACGGGTCAGGCCGTAGCCCACGGAAATACGCCTCGCGGTACACCTCTGCACCGTTCGGGATTTCCGTGTGCATGGGTTAACTCTTGTGGTTGAGGGCGTGAACCAGGTCAGCCGAGGACATGCGCTCGGCGTCTTCCAGCGAAGCGCGGATCGCAGCGGTAAGGCGGCGTTCGATTTCCCACGGATCGGTCATGGTGGCTAACTCTGGGGCCAGTTGTGGCGGCATGCCCAGCAGTTGATCGCGCAGCAAACGGCCCGCGTTGAAGGCGCCGGTTTTCACGGCTTCCAGCTCGACCTGCGAGCCCTGCACCTTGTGGAATTCCGCCTCGGCCAACTGCGCCAGGTAGTACTCGCGGTGGGCTCGGGCCTTTTGGAAGTCGGGTTGTTTACCGGCCGGGCCGCTGGCGGGCTGCGGCGCAGCGATGCTCGGCGTGGATTCGACCAGTGGGGACAACTGGCTGGTGACGTCGCGCTGTACACGATCTGCTTGATGCCGGGCCGTGACGGCGGCTTTGCTGGGGTCGGCCGTCTCGCGAATCAGCGCGATGGTGGCGTCGACGTTAACCAGCTTTTCATCCGCCGACAGCACCAGTCGGTTGTTCTTTCGAAGCCAGGTGATGTAACTCGGCGCCTTGCCGATGTGAGCCGCAAAGGCGCTCTTCGACAGAAAGATGGGGTCTGTCACAAGCCCTCCTTTTCAACGGCTTTTCAATGCAAGCCTTTCAATTTCAATGGATTGAATTTCAATAAGCTGCCAGCCCAGCGGCTAACGATTTCCCGCGGGTTTCCTGCCCCGTACCCGTGGATATTCCCCAGGGTCCCCGGCAGGTTTTGAATATCCGGGGATTATTACGAGCGATCCGATGGCGGCACGTCGCAAACACCCAGCCGCTTGGCAACCCAACGCTCATAAAGCCCGATGGCCACATCCGCGCCGGCCATGGCCGTGAGGCAGCCCAGTGCCGAGGACGCCCAGAGCGAAACACCGTTGACGTGCAACAGCATCATCGTCGACAAGCCGCACACCACACAGGCACCGGAGCGCAACACCAACCGCCGCACCAGTGACCAGCCTCGCGCCCCGTCTTTATCTGCCCGCCACATCTCGCCGGACACGCCACCGATCATGGACAGGACGATCAGTAACCAGATCGGCATATCAGCTAACGCTTGTTGCTCTGTTGTCATGTTTAGCCTCAATCAATAGAACAACGCGGGTGCTGAAAAAAGAAAACCCCGCCGGGGTGGGCAGGGTTTTCAGTGCGCTGGTGGGTGCCAGGGCGAGGTGCACAGCACGTGCTCGGGTAGCGCTCAGGCGCAGAATTCATATCGTGGGGACGTTTTACCCCTGTTCGGTAAAACCGAAAAGAGGTGTTTTTCGGTCATTTTGCTCTACTCACTTTGACGCCACTTTGACGCAGGTTTGAGGCAAGTCACCCCGACGAGCGGTCAACGCTTAACCGGCTTGGCCAAGCACCGTTGCGCGGGTCAGGTTGGTTGCTTGGCTGCCGCTGCGCCGGGTGTAGCCCCGTGTGGTGCCACTTCGAACGGTGAGGATCAACATCACTTGTTGATGCAACCGCTTCACCCAGTTGCGATACGTTTGGTCTGCCCCCTCGGTAATGTCGAGCAGTCGCATCTGCTCACGTCGCGGCATGGCGGGTTGATGCAAATAACGCAATCTGGCCAGCTTGGCCAATTGCTTGCCTTTGGTTGACTGACGGTCCAGCTCGGCAACGGCTGCTGCCACTTCGCATGCGATGTGATCCATACCCGCGCCCGCTCCTACCAACAGATCCCGTGAACCTGCCGTGCCCCGAGGGGCGCAGCCGCCGTATTGCATGATCGTAGCCATCGGGCTGCCCAAACCACCGGCCTCGCCAACGTGGCAGTGCTGCTCGCCCCAATGCTGCATCAATTCTTCGATTTGCTGAATCATCCCCATCTCCCCCCTGAAAAACCAACCTGACACAGAAAAGCACCAACCCGACACACATCTAACACACTAAAAAACCTTTAAAAACATAGCCTTAAAGCTCTATGTGTTGAGTGTGTCAGGTGTGTTGGGGTTCTTCTCACGTACAAGAAATAATTAACGAACATCAACCTTTGACTGATTGCGCATCTACACACGCCCACATGTGCGAGAAACCCGCCACACCCGACACACTGATCCCGAAAGCCTTTAAAGACGTGGCCTGTAGCTGTGTCAGGTTGGTGGATATAACCCGCCACACCCTCAACACACCCCACACACAATGGGCCGTCATGCTGCGCTGTCCTGTCGTTGACCAAACTTCACATGTTCCCAACTGCCCACACTCCAGCCGCCTGCCTTGGCTGCTTCGCGCCACGTCACCACCGCAGCGCCCAGCCCGGCTGCTGTCAGGGATGGGGGCGGGGAAGGTGCAGCGTCGATACCCGACCAAGGAAAGAAGAACGTGCCGAAGGAACGCCGCGAACCATCCATCCAGGGCTTGCCCTGAATCTTGTCCACTTCTGTGGAGATGAACCCGCTGAACTTGGTATGACTCAAGGTATGTTCCTTGTTGCGGTGGCACCATTCCAAAAACAACGCGTACAGATCACTGCTGACGCACACGCTGAACGGTGCACCCAGCAGGCCGTTGCGCCACTCACGCAGAAAGGTTTGCCAACTCGCCATGCTCAAATCCACCAAACGCTGACGGGCTTCCGTGTTGGGTGGCCGGGTGCGTTGATCGAAGTCGCCCAGGTCATAGCTGAGCAGGTAGTCATAAAGCGCCGGGATGCCCTCGTTGGCTAACTCATACTTCACCCGTTCCTGCTCATCCGGCCCTAGCGTTTCTTTTGGCCAGACCACCAACATGCGTCGGTCATTCTCACCAATCGGCCACGGCATGATCTCGTTGGAAAGAAACACCGCGTTCATGTGGTTGGCTTCTTCCCAACCGTTCACAAACTTGGACTCCATGCGCACCGTTTTGCCGGTGACCATGTGTTTGATCTTGCCCACCTGGTTGTATCTCTGGTCGCGGCTGACCACTTCCTCAAACACGCCGTATAGCTTGTTTGACTGCCACACCGTCCAGCTCGACTCCAACTGCGACTGCCCGACTGTGGCTGCGTATTCACCATAAACTGCGCCCATGATGTCGCTGAGCAACAAGCTTTTACCGCTGCCTTCCATCGTAGAGTGCAGCAACACAGCGGTGTCCATCTTGGCGCCGATGTTTTGCAGCGGGTAAGCCAACCACTTGATCAGCCAGTCCGTGGCAGCTTCGTCGTGGTTGCACAAGAAGCTGAACAGCGAGCGCAGGGTGCGGCATTTGTTCGGCTCATTGATCGGAACCAACGGCAACCCTTCAAAGGTATTGATGTACACCTCGGGGTCTTTCGTCATGCGTGGGTCAAACACGATGTGCTCCATGTCTACCGTACGACGATCCGGGCTGTTCAGCCACATGGCGTACGCATCACCCAAGGCCATGCGCATGGCGCCCTCGGGGACTCGGCGGCGGCATTTGATGTCCCATGAATCTTTGGTGCCATCTATATAGACGTAGCGCTCGGTGGGACTCATACCCTCCCCCGACACCTGCTTAAACTTGGCCTCAGCTTTGGTTTTGCTGGCTTGGCGCTCCGCCATGTCGTCAGCAATGACTTTTTTCTGAGCAGACTCAAACCAGTCCTTGGCCAGCGCTTTCGTGACCAGCAACTCAAACGCGGGCTTTTTGATGATCACGCGCTTGAACATGTCGAAAACGGCGGTCTTACCTTCGATTAGTGCAAAGCGCTGGAAGATACGGTCTGCCGTCCACTCACTCCCCCCGCCCCCCTCAGGTGCAGGAGCCGCTGCGCTTGCAGGCATAGACTCGCTCTGCCCGCTGGCATCCTCAGATGGGGTCGGGGGAAGATCCGCAGGCGATGGTCGAGAAGATTGCTGCATGCCCAACATCCGCGCAGCATCTTTGACCGCCTTGGATTGGTCTCCGTCGTGCTCCAGCAGGCAAAACACCTCAAATGCATCGTTCTGATGACCATTGGCCAGCGGATCAGCGCCGTGGTGCGAGTACAGCTTGTCATCGGTAATGGTGATGCCCGGCAAGCCGGTGCTGCTCTGCGGGTAGAGCCATTTGCTGCCGCGCTTGATGTAGCCGTGCGTGCGCAACAGTTCTTCAACATCATGACAGCGGTTGAATTCATCAATCACCGAGGGTCGGTTGCCGGGCGCCTGCACAGGTGCCTTGGTCGGCTTGGCTTTGGGCTTTTCAGTCTTTGGTGCCCAAGGGCAAGCTGACTCGGCGTCACGTTTGAAAATGTCCCAGTTCTGCCAAATGCTCAGCAGGTCACTGGTCAGTACTGGCAACCCCTCGGCGGAAGGAGGCGTGCGCCAAGTATATGGTTTGCCGGTACCGGGATGAATAGAGGGCGGCAACACGTCTTGCACCAAACCCGCACGCAACTCGAAAACGGTAAAGCGTTTGTAGGGCTCAGCTTCGTCGCGCGCGGCGGCTTCGCCAACCAGATCGCCCGCCTCTTTGGCTGCTTTGGCTTTTGCGATCAGTCCTTTAAAAATCGACCCATCAGGGTCGTTTTCATTGGGCCATGCCAGCGAGTGACGGGTGAGGTCTATTCCATCCGGCACCTGAAACAAGATACGAAAGCGCGCCGGATTACCCACTACGGTCGGGTAAACCAATGCCATTGCGTCCAGGTCCAGGCCGAGAAGCTCGTACAAGACGTGACGTGTCCACTGCACATCGTCCACATCCAATGAGCACACGCGGCTAGGGCCAAGCACTACGCCAAGGTTGTGCGTTGGGTTTGCTGCCCAAAACGCCTCAGCCGCGCTCGCATCAGTGATGTAGCCACCGGGTTTATTCCAGCCCAACCCCTTTGGAGCTTTTTCGCCGGGTTCGATGGCCACCAGCGCCAAGTTGAACGTATCAATGTAGCGTCGTGCCCATGTCGCCATCGGCACAGCTTGAGAGCGGTCAATCATCTGCGGCGCTCCCGCAACTCTTCGCAGGAGATGCAGGTTTCACATCCTTGGACTGCCTGCTGCCTAAGCAGCGGAATGGCGTCATCGCAATCCACGCAAAATTCGGCACTGGCCGTGGCATTGGCTTCGCGTAGACGTTTCTCAAGCGCGCGTCGCGCTAGAGCACGCTGCAAAAACTCATCCACATAGTCGTTAGCCAGATCGACGTCATCAGCCATTGTCGCGATCCTCCATTGCCTGACGTGCGCCGGTCATGATGCCCAGCACCTCACGGATAACGTCCATGCCGCGTTTTTCGAGCAGGGCGACTTCGTGAGCTTCCCAAACGGCATCGGCCACACCGTCGTGCATGCAAGATACAAACTCGCCAGATTCATGAAGCAATTTGCCTACCGCTTTCAACGCTTCTTTTGTAGCAGGCACTGGCGTTGGCTTGTACCAAACGGCCCCGGCTGGACGCACTAAGGCATCAAGCAAACGCGGATCAGCAGTGAGGCGAATCACCTCCTCCAGCTCATCCGGCGTCAGCCAGCGGCGCTCTTCATCAAGTTTGAGTTTCTTTTGCAGGGCGTCATTGTCGATCACCATCGCAAACGCTAAAGCGGTGACACCACCCTTATAGGAACGCCCTGCGCGATACAGCGCGTGACGCAATGAAAGCACCGGACCAGCGTCCGGTAATAGATCGATGCGACTCATAACCGTAAAAACCCCTTTTACGGTGTAGCCATAAAGCAGGGCACGCCCTATCCTACGACCACGACCGATGTGCATGTGCTGTGTATCGTCGTCGCTGGACCGGAGGATCTTTGGTGAGAGGCTCCGGTTCAGCACCCTTTTAGCGATGTTGTTTTACTGCTACATCGCTCTGTCGACCCTGTATTTCTTTGGTGAGAGGCTTTGGGTCGATGCTTTCTTATGCTGCTTGGTCTGGCTCAAGATCCTTAGGGATACAGAACACGTCAGGTCGAAGGCGAAACCGCGAAACTCCTGTAATAAACTCGGCCCGCACAACCAGCTCTGCAGGCAAAAAGCCTCGCTTCACCCAATACGAAACAATCTGCTGAGATACAGGCCGCCCAGAAGTCGACATGGCTGATGCGAATGCGACCTGGCCTTTAGCGGAATCCACGGCGGCCACTAGTGCCTCGCGCATCTCTGTTTTTGGGCTCATGAAGACCTCAAAGCGAAAAGTACAACCGGAAAATACACGTTAATTTGTATTCATGCAACAAATTAGCGTGTTGGAACCAATACAAAAGGGTTTGTATCCTCCCTACATGACCAAAACAACGCGCTCACCCTCACCTGTAGCAGCACTGTTCAAGACCCGCAGGAAGGCCCTGAAACTAAGCCAGGTAGCCCTCGCTGATCGAGTTCGCGAACTACTAGGCCCTGATGAAACATTCAGCCAGCAGACTTATGCTGCTTTTGAAGCAGGCAACACCCAGAACACCCGATTTGCATTACAGATAGCTCAGGTGCTTGGGCTATCCATGGATGAAGTGTCTGGCATCAGCCCTACTGCAAAGACAGCGCCCAAATCTGTCACTGCCGATGCGGTAATGCTTGGACCTATCGAAGCGTGGGATGACGAAACCCCGCTAGACGACGATGAGGTAGAGATTCCTTTGTTAAAGGAAATAGAACTGTCTGCGGGCTCGGGCTGCTCTGCAGTTGAGCACTATTCAAAGTCAAAGCTGCGCTTTGGAAGGATGACCCTAAGACGACAAGGCATAGATCCCTCAAATGCCATTTGCGTGACTGTATCAGGACACAGCATGGAGCCTGTCCTACCCAGCGGCAGTACAGTAGGGGTGGATCAAGGGAAGCAAGACATCAAAGATGGCGATATCTATGCCTTGAGGCATAACGATCATCTGCGTGTAAAAATTCTTTATCGCCTGCCATCAGGAGGCATCAGAATGCGAAGCTTTAATCGCGATGAATACCCCGACGAAGAGTACTCCCCAGAAAAAATCCGCAACGAAGACATATGCGTTCTAGGACGAGTATTCTGGTATTCGGTCCTGAGGTAACAAATCAGAAAATCAAAAAAAGCCCGATTATTCGGGTTTTTTATTGTAAATAAAAAAATAATACAAACTAACGTGTTGACCAAATTACAAATTGGATTGTAGTCTTTGTCTCGAAACCTCTCACCAAGAGTACGAGCCATGCAGACTACACAGCACAGCAGCACCCGCTGCCGGATCTATGTCCATCCGGCAGCCTGCACCAGTCGCGCTTCAGTTGAAGACATCCAGCGCAGCACAGGCCTACTGGTCATCATCAATAATCCGCAACGAATCGCTTTAACCACGAAACATGCTGAAACCCTCGCTCCACTCGGAGGTGACGCAGCATGAAACAGGTACTGATTGGACTGGCAGGCCTTGCCCGCTCGGGCAAAACGACCGCAGCGATGCACTTGGCCAGCACCCATAACTTTCAAACCTACGCCTTTGCAGACCCACTGCGTGAAGGCCTGATGACCCTCTTCAATCTTACCGCGCGTGATTTTGACGACGAACACAAAGAGCAGCCTGTCGACTGGGTAGGCCACTCGGCGCGCGAGTTGATGCAATCGCTGGGCACTGAATGGGGCCGCAATCAGATCCACCCTGATGTGTGGGTGTGGCTGGCTGAGCAAAACCTTGAGCTTCTCGGCCAGATCAACGACACCACCAGCGGCTTTGTGATCAGCGATCTGCGCTTCGAAAATGAGGCCGCTTTCGTTCGGGAAAAAGGCGGCTTAGTCATTCACCTGCTGCGTGCAGACGCACCCCATGTGAACCCGCATATCAGCGAGTCCGGCATCTCCATCCATGACAACGACCTCGTTCTGCATAACGACGCGTCGATTGACGACATGACCGGTCAACTGGACGAAATCTTCACAGCCCTGTGCGCTCGCGCAGCGGCTTAAGGAGCGCCCACATGAACCGAACCCTGGACGCCACGGCCGCCCTGCTCGGCTTGAAACCACGTGCCTTTCGCACACGATTGCGTGAGCTCGGCATTTTGACCCAGAGCGGTGAGCTGGCCAGCAAGCACCGCGACCAGGGTTACCTGTACGTAGACACCCGTAGTCGCTGGAACACGAACATCAACACCTTCAGCCATTACGCGGTTGTGATGGTGAAAGAACCCGGTGTGCCGTGGCTGAGCAAGAAACTGGGCATCACCCCATCCCCTACCCATAAGGACGCCGCCGCATGAAACAGAACGCAATCACCCAAGCGATAGGCGCCCTGAAGCTGGTCCCGATCTTTGTCAATAACCCCGCGATTATCAGCCGCGCAACGCTTATTGGCGCGTCAGCTGAAGCCGTAACGTTGCTTGAAGCGCTTCCCGCGGTTACGGCGGAGTTGGCTGAGGTATTCCGGTGCGTAGACGCCGTTATTAATGATAGACAAATCGCCTACGTCACACCGACCCGCTGCCCTGAATACCCCTATGGCGCAGTGATCGCAGACAGCAAGGGCCAGATTTGCGCGGCGGCAATGGGTAAAACCAAAGAAGGCCTGGCCGAGTTGATCCGCCTCAAGCTGGTGCCCCAACAGAAGGGATGCGGGGAGGATGCGGCGTGAGCGACACACTCGACCAGTTACGAAGGGAGTTCGCCACACCCTGCCCAAGCCTCACAGCAGTCCGCGAACGTTACTTCACGCACATCAGAACTGATCGTTACCTGCTCAGCGAAATAAAAGCCGGGCGCATTGCACTCAAGGTCACCCGCCTGCACCGCTCAAGTCGAGCCAAGCCGGTGGTGTACCTGCACATGTTGGCGGCTTACCTCGACGCGCAAGCGCCCAACCAAGCCGCCCGAGTATTCCCCTGAAATTCAGGGCCACTGCAACCAACGTAAAAAGGCACAGCACATGAGCAAATCACGTCCATTCATCGACACCCTGCGCGATATCGAAGCGGGCGGGCTATTGGATGAACTCAGCGAAACGCAGCACAGCCTGATCGACGCCATCCGCCTGACCGGCAAAGGTGGCGAGCTGACTATCAAGCTCGCCTACAAACCCGATGGCAACGGCCAGATGACCATCAAGGCAGACGTCAAAGCCAAAGAGCCGGCCTTGTCACGCGGCACATCTCTGTTCTTCCTGACGCCTGAGGGCAACCTCACTCGCCGCGACCCTCGCCAACAAGACCTGGCACTTAGAACTGTGGGTGAAGAAAAACCCGAAGTTCTGCGACAAGTCAGTCAATAAAAAACTCTCGCCTCTCACCATTTGCACTACCCACTGGAGCACATCCAATGCAACAAGCCCTGCAACAGCTGTTCAGCTTCGCTCAATCCCTCGGCAAGCCCGTCGATCACCCTGGGTTGGCCGCGCCAATCGCCCTACTCCCGCAAGATGTCTCGCTCAAAAGCCTTGAGCACCTGCTGCCTGCACCGACCCGTGCCAAACAAAAGCTCACCGTACTGGATGCTGAGTCGCTCATCGACTACGTGAATCGCTTCGCCACTTCGGCAACAGCCGTATTCTGCAACGGCCCGGAAGGACGCACCTTCTCGGCAGTGATCGACTACCACCAGCCAGACTGCCCGGCGTGGCTAGAGCATGTAGCAACCTATCGCTGCCCCACCACTGTTGAATGGGGCCGCTGGAAAGAATACGACCGCAAGCGCATGGACCAAGCGAGCTTCGCTGAATTCATCGAAGAAAACGTGTGGGACATTACCCAGCCTGCCAACGAACAAAATGCACCAGGTGCAGCGGATATGCTGGAAATCAGCCGCACCCTTGAGGCCAAGAAAAACATCACCTTCCGCCAAGGCACACGCCTCGACAATGGCCAAGTGCAACTCACGTACAACGAAGAAATCGACGGCCGTGCTGGCGAAGCTGGTCAGTTGCGTATTCCTGAGCAGTTCTTCATTGCAGTGAAACCATTCCTTGGCGGTGATGCGTTCTGCGTGCCTGCGCGGTTCCGTTATCGCATCCAGGAGGGCCGCTTGATGATGTGGTTCGAACTGGTACGCCCGGACAAGGTACTTGAAGAAGCCTACAACGCGGTGCGCGACAAAATCCAAGCCGCCATCAGCGAAGTACCGCTGTACGAAGCCACTTTGTAAATAACCCCACGCACCATCCCGCCGCCGGCCTCTCACCAACGATCACGGCGGCGGGTTTTAATGAGGTAAACAGCACATGCACTTACAACACATAAGCATTGTTTTAATCGGTATGGGTGCTGGCTTTTTGGGCCTAACTTACTTCCTTTCCAAAGCATACAGAACGGTGCTCAGCCGCAACCTTGGTATTAGCAAGCAGCTAAAGAAAATGGGGGGCGTGGTATGAGCGCGGTACACAAGATGGAATTTTTCATCACTCCAGGTGCTTGGTTCCGCCAAGAGCTGTTGCCTCCCACATTTGGCATCAGCACCGAAGCCGCTCGCAAATACCGCTCCAGCGGAAAATGGCTGGAAGGCAGACATTGGCGCTGGGACCCGGCCAATGTAATCGTCTACAACCGCTCAGAGATTGAGAAGTGGATGGCGGGCCAGCTATGACAGACAAGATGCCAACCGGCGTCGAGCTGAACGGTAAGCAACTGCGCATATCGTTCATGCTCCATGGCCAGCGATGCAGAGAACCACTGGCCGGGATCGTTAAGGTGAACAAATCTGCTATCGCCTATGCGGACAACAAACGCCGGACGATCTTGGCTGAAATTAAAGAGGGTCGTTTCGATTACGCGACCCACTTTCCTGACTCTCCACGCGCAGCAATGTTCTCAGGGGCTGGCGGCCACTCTACCAAACGAACGGTTTCAGAAGGGATTCAGCGCTGGATGGAAGTCCAACGCGCCCTAAGAGCCTCAAGCACAGCGACCAACTATGCAAGCAAGGCACTCCACGTCGAGAAAAAGTTCGGCAACTCGAAGATCGTCGATATCAGCAAAAGCGATATTGAACTGTTCCAGGCTCAACTACTGAAACAGGGGCTCGCGCCGAAAACCGTGAATGACATTTTCACGGTTATCCGGGGTGTCTGGGCCAATGCTTTCGGGGACGGAATTCTGAAAGCAAATCCACTGGATCGAATCAGCAACGTGGGAACTGATGCCGACCTCGAGCACGCCGACCCATTCAATCGGGAAGAGATCGAGCGAATAGGCAAGGCAGATCCAACACGCATGCCGGATGCCCGCATGATCATGTTCAACTGCTGGGCCGGGCTATCTTTGTCTGAAGTGATCGCACTCGCGGTGGAAGACGTGGATCTAGAAGCCGGTACCGTGCACGTGCGCAGGGCGTCAGTGGTGGGAGAGTTCAAGGTACCTAAGGAGCGCTCTAGGCTGCGTACCGTCGAGCTTATTGATCCTGCCCTGAAGTTAATGCACGAGATTCTTGCCGATGCCTCGCAGGCTCCATGCGTTGAAATCAAGGTGATTCAACGCGACAACATCACCAGTAAAAAACAAAAAGTCCGGTTTCTGTTTCGGAGCAGCACAAGCGGGCTTCTTTGGAACGGCAAGACCCTGAGCAACTGGTTTACTTCGCACCTGAAAAAGGCAGAGATTCGGCATCGTGGCGCCAATCAGTGCCGGCATACTTTTGCCAGCCAGATGCTGTCGAGCTACGTGCCCGTGGAATGGGTTGCGCGGCAGCTGGGGCATGCTGATACGACGATGGTGAGGAAGCACTACGGGCGGTGGATACCTCGAGACACCAAAAGTATGGCTGGGGTTGTGTCGCAAATGCTGGGATTTAGATCCAAAACTAATGACAGCGAATAGACACCCACCATAGCTTGAATAAAATATCACAATAAAAAATCACTAAATAAGGCTGGCGACTTCACGCCCCTTGGTTGTAAGTTTGAATACCTCACCTGTAGAAACCACGTCACTTATTAGACCTTTGGTTTCAAGTTGATGAAACCCAACTTCCCACTTGGTCATTGCACTGGAATCAATGCCTTCAAGTAAATTCTTATTATTGGTCTCCAGATCTGCCCCCCCCAAATAACAGACATAGGAGACCTGCTCACATTCATCAAGGCAAACCTCCTTCAGAATGAATCGCGCTTCACGGGTTAGGGATTGAGCTATGGCTAATGGAGCTTCAATCTCAGGCACGATGCTCTCAGACGTTGAACTCAAACCAGAAAAAGTCTCATGCGTATTCACTTGGATTTGGAGGTGACGAGAAAATTTATCTCTAAAGTCACTTACAGTATCAAAGCTATACAATAGTCCGCGCAACTTACATCTTTCACGAAAAGCCTTCACTTTCGCATACTGCTCAGGATTAACGGCAGAGATACGAACTTCTCGATCTGAAAAATAAATCATTGTCAGTCGACCAGCAGCAATATGTCTCTCTATTTCCTCTATTGTTCCACTCTCATGCTCAGCAGTGGGTGTACCAGCCTTGGTCCAAAAAATCCCAACGAGAACATCGCACGAACTCAGAACCTGATCATTAATTATGCTTTGTGCAGTACCACCCATCTCAGGAGAAGAATGAGTATCCCAACCAGTAGGCATGAGAACTATTTTTTTAGTTTTGGAATTAACGACGTTCCAGTCATAAATCACTTCCCTGCAAATCTTACGTTCTTCCTCCACATCACCAGGAGATGCAATCATCAGATTGTAGACCTTGGCTTCATAGCTCAT